GGGCTTTGGTACGGTCTCTGAGAATAAATCCCAGAGAGCATGATACCGAGGGTCGCATATGCCACCCACGGAATCGGCCCACCGCCTCAAAGAATTAAGGAGATGGATCCAATCAGACACGTCTACGGGGACCTTACGCACATAAAAGGGCGTAATGTCCACGCCGGCATTATAATGCTTCCCGCAGGACTCCCTAAAGGGACCCGACGAGAATGACTTCTTTGCGTTCACGGTAAAACCGAAAAACGCCAGAGTGTCAACAAGCTGGGAGTAAATCCCAACAGGGCAGATAATGTCGTCTCCGTAGACAGAGATTCGACCTTTAATGCCTAAGTGGTACGCAACGGCTCGAGTAATTGCCCAAAATAAGAGGCTCTCGAGCTCGAAGGTGAACGCATTGCCCATGGAGGAGAACATCTCGTTGAGATGCCATTCTCCATCAATCCTCGTTTCCGGGGATCGGACGTCGTCCATCAAATAGTACCACTCATCGGGGAGGAGTCGCAAAACCAGCTGGTATGTGACAGAGTCACTAGCAGATGATAGGTCGACTGTGGCGAGGTTACCCTCGCTACTACCCTCGAACGCAAGACGCTGGTTAAGCGTCTGGTCGTTAAGGTCAACCCCAACGCGCTTGAGCCGTCGACGAATTGAATCGCCGATAGCCTTCTGCACGTACATGTTATAATCGGGCTCCTTACAGGCGCACCGATCAATAACGGTCGATTTCGGAACTGTGAACATCACATTACCGCGCACGCAACGAAAGTCGCGTGGGGCCCACTGCACCGAACGAGTCAGCGCAAGGAAGTGCATAATTGCACCTTCTGTGATGTCTGAACCCTCAAGGTATTTTCGGGCGATCGTACCGTAACCCCGCTTCACCGAAGTGGAGGCACCACCTGAAAAGCTTCCACGAAGGAAGTCAGGGGTGTCGCCGAGAACGCTAGCGACGAATCGCCTAGCGGTATCTGCGATCTGGGGTGCATCAACCGGGAAGCCGTCACTAGTAAAAATGACGTCTTCTTCCGACATGTGCATTAAACGAACGTTGGTCTCCCTGTTGGTGACCTCGCAAGCGAGCCATTTGTTAATGGCCCGCTCACGTCTCACTGCCGGAGGATCCGAATATTCTGGATCCAAGAGTTTCGACTCAAACTCCTTGAGCAAATACTTTGCTTTTGGAGAATCGTCTGACTCTAACTCGTGGACAAGGAGTTCACGAAATGCAGTATAGAGATGTCGGGGAGTTGCAAACGACTGATGTCTGTTTGTAGCTTTCACGGGTTATTACCTCGTTAGCGAACCAGAAAGGTTCTGGGGTACCGATAGGTCGGGCAGCACCATGCTACCCAATAGGGCACAGATAGCCTATGGCGATTAACCATTCTTGCGTCAGTGCGAAAGCACATCCCGCAGGGGTGGTTAACCACATAAGGCCAGCTGCGCCCAGAATACCGAGAATGACCAACGTCATTCCTAGTAAACGCCCTCGACTTTAACGAGGGCATCGTTGATGAGGACCTTGCCGGTTCCCAGGGCGCTGGCCATAAGGCCGATAGCGTCCGTGCGTTCCTGCTCGGTCGAAGTTTCATCAAACGAAGCGGACAAGTTAACATAACTCGTCCGCACGACCTTCGGTGCACTGACGCCATTAATGACTTCAGTGACAACCACCGGCAAAGTAAGCCGGACTTCGCCTTTGAAGCGCTTACCCGTCTGCTTCATGCTGACGGTCAGGCGTTTCTCCCCAACAGGGGTGCCCGCGTTCGCCACGACCTCTCCGACGCCGTCCACGCTGTTGCGTGGGTTAAACGTCAGGTTGGCGGGAGTTACGGGGGTGCGGTCCGTTAGGACCACAGACTGCAGTGCAGGCATAAGCCGCTCCTGTGTGACACTCTGCAAGCAGAGTGAGTTGGGCCGTTAGCAGTTTCTAAGCTGCTAAAGACCTGGTTAGCGCAATAGCGGATGCTATACGCTGAGGCGTAGAGAACGGGAACTTGAAGTAAGTATAGCTCATGGGCCAGCCGGTGAAAACCTTCCGTTCCATGAACATTACTTCAGCTCGGGACTCGGCCATTTGAATAGGCCTAACTTCGTCCCAAATGTGCCGCCACGTGATGCGTTTGCATCCCGTGACGGTAACAGACGACAATGTCTTCGTCGTCTGATACCCGTCCTTAAACTCCAGTCCCAGTGTAGCAGTGAGACTACTTAACCAGTCGCCAATCGGAAGAATCCAATCGACGACGAAGGTCAATGGCATCGCAACCCAAAACACATATAAAGGGTTGCTAAGCTGAAACCCCGCAATATATGCCACCAAAGGATCGGTGACACGAAAGCGGAATTTAGTCTCAACCTCGACGTAAGCGTCTCCAGAAGAGTTCTGGATAAACCATTCGTTAGGGTCTCCGGTGAGTTTCCTCGCCCAAAGCCCATCCCGAACTCGACGCTTAACGTAAGTATGGTGGGCCAAA